TTCTGCACCATATGCAGCGGCACGCGGAACAGGCGACAGATTTCTTCCAGCTGAAACTTGCGGGTTTCCAGGAACTGGCTGTCCTCGGCATTCAGTGCCACCGTTTTCCAGTCCAGCCCCATTTCCAGAATCATCGGACGATGAGAGTTTCCCAGCCCGACATGCCGTTCCTCAAAATCCTTTTTGATACGCGCATAAGCCTGATCAGAAAGTTGTTGATCCGTACGCAACACACCGGATGTCACCGCTCCGTTACCAAACAACCTGGCACCGTGCTCCTCGGTTGCCGCTGCCAGTGAAATGGCCTCACGCGCATACGCAATGGGATTCAGACCGACAAGTCCATCCAGCGTCAGGGTACGCACATGCCAGATTTCATTCTGGGTCAGCACATCCACGGAACCATCCGGAAACGTCACCTGATAAACCGGCTGCCACTGGCTGTTCAGCTTCGGTTCCACACAGCCCGGATCTATCGGAAGAAGCTCCACCACTTCCCCCAGTGCCTTTACCTTGTAGGCATAAAAATTCCCCCGCAGACACAGGCAGACAATGACCAGTTCCCAGAATTCCTGCGGCGTCATGTAGCCATTAGGTTTTGCCGAAACCAGCTTATGCAGTCGTTCATCCACCACCCGTGTTTTAAGGGTGCCGCTGATTTTGTAGAGACTGCAGGGCAGCATACCAACAGACTCAGCCAGCACCCTGACGCAGGAATACACCGCCGTCAGCCGCATGGCCCGCTGACTGCTGATCCGCTTTCCGGTATAGGTGTCGTATGACAATCCCAGCTCTTCCGCAAGCATCCCGGGTGTTGTAACGGGAGTGTTATTTTTGCATTGAAAAAGCCCCTGGAAAAACATTACTCACCTCCGGAAGCGACCCGCTGACCGCGATCGAGATAACGCGCAACCAGCCACGACCAGCACAGGCACAGCCCCCCGGCAACAACAAAACCTGCCGGGGGATAAATCAGCCATGTGCCATACGACAGCAAAAGCGCCCCCAGCACGCCCACCAGTGGCGTGAGAATTATCAGAAACATAATGACCTCGGTTAAAGCGAGCGGATGCCCACGCTGACCAGATGCTCAGACAGATCCGGCTCCGGTTCACCGCCATTGACCAGCATCCGGCTCATTGCTGTAAACATCGCAACAGGACCGTCGATTTTGGCTTCCGGCGTGGATTTGTTCGGGAAGATATTGTCGTTTTTGTCCGGTTTTACCGTAACGTTAGACATCATCCAGTTCATGACCGGGTGATTGCTGTGGTGAAAACGCCCGGCATAGACCAGTGATTCCGTTTCCTTCATGGCCTCTGACAGATTGCGGACCGTCTGCGGAACTTCCACCAGCGGTATCCCTTCTTCAGCCAGAGCCAGACTGAACTGCATTGCACTCCACGGGTCAAATCCCAGCTCCCTCAGGTTTTCACCACCAATCCATTCCAGTAAGTCACTTTTTATCTGAGCATGATCGATAACATCACCATCCGTCAGGATGAGCTTATCCATCTCCGCCCATTTCCGGTAAAGTTCTGCCTGCTGCCGCGAGCACCGCTCCAGCCGTCCTTCCGGGAGCCAGAATTTAAAATCAGCATGAACATGTCCGTTATCGGTTCGCCAGAGTTTTGCCGCCGCACAGATATCAATCTTATGAGCAAGGTCGACGCCGACCCACATGGGATACGTTTTAAGCTCATGTCGTGGGGCAATATATTCGCATTTCTCCCACTTAATCATGTCCATCCAGGCAGACTCTGCTGTTACCCACACATTCATGTGTTTCGTGAAAAAATTCACCCGCGCCGAGACCTGCTCCTTCGCTTTTTTCGCCAGACGACGCAGATCATCCCAGCGTTTACAGATACCCAGGCCCGGATTCGCTTTCTGCCAGACCGTTTCATCAAACGGATCATCTCCCTCATCGAGCGTGTAAATAATCGCAAAGTAGGAGTCGTCTTTTACCGCGCCCTCCACGTCGCTGTTATAGCCTCGCAATACCTTGATGGCGTAATCGCGTTGCTCGTAACAAATCCCTTCCTTGTTAAAGCCCGCCGTGGTGATACCAAATAACAGGGACTGCAGACGGGCACCGGTTGCCGTTTCCAGAACGTCCCACACGTCGCGGGTTTTATGTGCATGCAGCTCATCAATAATGGCGCAGTGGATGTTCAGACCGTCCAGGTTGTTTGCATCCGAGGAAAGCGGTTCAAATTTTGATGCGCTCTGCTCCTGGTAAATCGCCAGCTTGTTGAAATCAAACAACCGCCCGAGTGTCGACCGGGCTTTCCTGACCATATTTTTGGCGTCTTCAAACACAATTCTGGCCTGGTCACGCGTGGTTGCGGCTGAATACACCTCAGCCCCGCCTTCACCATCTGCCCCCGTCATATATAGACCGATACCCGATGACAGGGTTGATTTTGCGTTTTTACGGGCGACTTCGTTGTACGCTGTCCGGAACCGGCGCACCATCACCGGGCGTCCGCTGCCATCGCTGCGCATGACAACTTCCCCGGTCTCTTCATTCACCAGCGGAATGACAAAACCAAAAATATTAATGAGGATAAAAACATGCCAGTCCATCAGTTCAATGGGCTGACCTGCCAGCGCCCCTTTTACATGGGGCACAAATTTGTAGAAATTCAGGATGTGCTGCGCACGGGGTTCACTGAAATAAATCCCCCGCTCTTCGCCGTACTTCAGATCATCAAGAAAACGCTGGCAGGCCAGACGGACAAATTCGCCAGCGACAATTTCTCCTGCAACAACACGTTCGGCGTAGCGGATCCCGTCAGCCACTTTTGCCATCAGTCTCTCGCTTTTAAAAGTTCCGCCAGCGGATCAACATCATCCGGTCCAGCGGTATTTACTTTCGCCCGGCTTGCCGGTGACATACCAAACTCTGCAAGCATCGCCCGGATCCGCTTCCAGGCATCCGCTTTCATCGCAGCAGCCGGGTGTGCCTTAATCAGCACATCACCGTTCTGCGTTTTCGTGCGGTAGGTATAACCCTCAGCATCAAGTGTTTCGCAGTGATGCCGGTATTCGGTGTAGGCTTCCACCAGTAACTCGAGTGCACGCGCATCAAGCTGAGAAATGATCCCTTCCGCATTCAGTTCTTCCGCCATTCGCCTGAACCAGTACTTCCCCTGCGACCCTAAATGTTGCGGAATTTTAGGGAGACCTTTTTCATCCTTTTTAGCGGTTTTTTTTGGGTCTTTAACGGGGCGCTTTGAGGGGTTGCCTCGTATCAAATGCAGGCGTGGCGGGGTTTTCGGGGGTCCTGACATAATCGGTTTTACCTATCAATCGTTTGATCGCATTCCCAAAAAAAAGTTTTCGAACCTGCGGCGATGCGAGGAAGGGTAGGCGGGCGGTCCCGGACAGCCAGGGTTGCAGGGATTTGACCCGCCCCTCCCCACAAGTGAGAATAATTATCACCTGATTCGTTCGCGCGCTGTTTTCGCTTTATGGCAGGGCCAGCACAGACTCTGCAGGTTGCTGTCTGCGTCTGTTCCGCCATGCGCTTTCGGGATGATGTGGTCGACGGTTTTCGCCTCGCTCACCACACCGACACGCAGACACAACTGACACAGACCTTTATCGCGCTTCAGAATACGGGCACGAATCACCGTCCATTTTGAGCCATAGCCACGCTGATGGCGGCTCAGTCCGCGCTGGTGCTGCACCCAGCCTTCACCCCGATGTTTATCGCAGTAGCCAGAACTGTCTGTCGTTGTGCCTGCGCAGCCTCGCTTACGGCATGCGCGGGGGATTCGTGATGGCATGGAATTTCATTCTCCACCGATTAAAACGTTTCTCTCTCGGGGATAACGTGTATTGCATTCAGTCCCGCCGCCACAGCGTGCTGATTATGTTCACTGACCAACTGCATTGTTTCATCAAGCAATTCACGGCAGCGATTTGCATTCGTTTCTATGCTAAGCACCAGTGAATGGCTCCCACACAACCGCCCATCCAATAAAAATGGAGAGTCAGCAGAAACAATTTCCGATTTTATTTTTTGCAGCGCGCAAAGATTTTCTTCAATACGCTTTCGCAGAACAACGCAGCGTCCAATCGCTTCATAGTTTCGCTCAGACATTTCGCCTCCTGTTTTCAATGGAGATATTCAGGCCAACAGCATTATCGCAGCCCCTCACACTGAAGGGCTGCTGTAATGCTGGTATCAATTCTGCGTACACTGTCGGATACCATCGACAATTTCACAGACCTGAGAAGCAGCGTCAAAAAGCCGGCTCGCCTTATTTAAGCTGACACAGCCCACCAATAAAAAAGGCACCAGTATCGCTACCAGCGCCCATTTCGCCGCCGCTAGCGGCATTCTGTGTGTCCAGTGCTTTCGGCTCATAATTTTGCAATTCACTTGACACAATCCCCGCTGAACTAAACGCAAAAAGGAGTGTTCATGACTAAAGAGCAACTGGAAGTAATTGTCGCCTTAATCAGCAGCCAGCAAATGGCTCTGACTCACCTCTCACTAAAAGTCGCAAGCCTCACCGGCTGCGACAAGCAGGAGCTAGCCAATTCATTCCTTCAGGAGGGTGAACGCCTGCTAACCAGACACAATGGCAAGCTCGCCAATGTTATTTTCAGCCAGATTGCCAGGGGTATTGAGGCAGGCGAGGAACAATCACAAGAGAACATCAGAGGAGAGATTAACGGACTACTTCATTAAATATTGCCATAATCTCTGACTGAATTTGCTCAAAAAATGACAATTCGGTTTTTGTGCCAGCCGCTGCATTTGCCGATGCTGCGGCTTTTTGTTTATTTTTTTTCAAAACATTCTCCTGCAGAATAAAAGCTGTCATCGTTTCAACTGAAAGTGAGGCCCGTCTTTCAGTGTTTTCCAGTCCCCGCCCCATTCGATGGCAGTTCCCAGCTCTGCGGCAGCCTGCTTAAATGCCTGTGCGATTTTCTCGTACAGAGGCCAGTCCCATGACACCTGGCTACCAACATAAGCCACAACATCCACCGCATCACCGGTCAGGTGACGGCTGTTCATGGTCTGGCTTTTCCCTTCCGCGACCAGTTGTTTCTGGCGCTCTTTCGTGCGCAGACCTTCCGTAATACCGAAATCAACCTCCGTCAGTTCAAGGGCGCGGCGAACGACAGCAACCAGTTGTGGTTTGACGCCCTCCAGATTTTTTTCACTGCGGCGGCTGAATCTGAATTTACCCGACATATTCACCTCAACAATGGAAAGATTTTTGTGACATTCCCGCGTGCACGTATCACCAGCACGCAGAACAGCAGATTAAAAAACACTTCCAGCCAGCCCGTTGCTAACGGGCGACCACACAGATAGCTGAGGGGCGCAAAGGCATACAGCAGCATCAGCAACCAGGCCAGCCATGACATCAGCGGTTTATGTCTGGAATCACGACGACGATAAAAAAAGAGCGTCAGCACGATAACCGCGCATAACGCCACATTCAGCAATCCGGGAAGGTTACTTAACATTGCCGCCTCCTCCACCCCGCAGGCGGGAGAACAGGCCGGACACCAGCGATGCAATATCCTGCTGGTGGATGAACGAGAGAATCTTCACCGACACCACCGCCACCAGCACCGCACACAGTGCATCCGCCGATGTACCGTCATAACCTGTTTTTGATGCAATCCAGGCTGACAGCACATGCGCACCCAGCACGCCAACGATAAACGACACCAGAAAATGCGCCGCCACACGCCAGGCTGAAAGCGCCTGCGGCATCGTTGCCACAAATAACGCCCCGGCGAACGCCCCAAACACAATCCCGAAATCCGTTCCGGTAAACAGCCCGAATACCGTCGCCCCGCCGAGCGCCGCAGCCGTACCGGAACCGGACAAGGGTTCAGACATACTTTTTCTCCTGTAAATAAAAAAGGGCCACCAGCGGCCCGTAAAAAACACCCGTCAAAGGCACCCGCAGATACCTTTTGTGTGGTGTTATTCAGATTTACGCAGTAAAGGCCAGAGTACGGCCAGCGCCATCGCCACCAGCACACCATCTGCCAGCACCGACATCAGCCGTCCGGTGAAATCCACCGCCACTACCAGAAACAGCAGGATGGCAGCCAGCACAAGGCGCGCACTTTTCACAGGTACTGCTCCAGCGGCAACTGCAGCGCCTGAGCAATTTTCTTGAGCTGCGCTTCTTCATCCGGACCAATGCCGTCCTGGTCAGCAATATCGAGACACAGGCACAGCACATCAACCGCTTCGGCGGTTCCTGCCACATCAGCCAGTTCACGCAAAGCCTGAGCATTCGCACTACGAGGTGACGCTTCATAACGGGCGCGGATATTTGCACTCATTTGTGCAATCTCACCGGAGAACGGCGCAAAGGCAGGAAGTGCTGCAATGGTTTTTTCCAGTACAGCGATTTCTTTCGCATCACAGGTGCCGTCGGCGAATGCTATGGAATACGCGCCCCAGACGGTCGCCTCCACTGCGTCGCGGTTCTCCATCTTCTTCACTTCAGTAATGGCCTTGCGGGTTTTCTTTTTGAAAATACCAAACATCGTGACTTTTCCTTTTAGTGGGTGAGCCTGCGCCCGGGGGTGACCAGTCCACAGAGAAAGTCACACTGACCATCCCGTAAGCTCACCCCTGAAAGGCTCTGTGGTTTTTTTGATGTGCGCCGGGCGTGGCGCGGAAATAAAAAAGGCCCGCCGTAGCGAGCCGCATAAATACTGAATTCTGAATAAAAAAAACCGCCTGGCGTGGCGGTCTATGGCATAAAATGGCATGAAGAGAACGCGATGATTTTATTATGACCAGAGACGTCGGGTGCCTCCCGAAACATCCAGTCCTGCATGGATGCTGTGGTTTCCCGCAAAACCGACTCTTTCAACCACCCTCGCACTGAGGAACGTCTCTGGGGTGTTATTTACAACACCGGAATGATACATTACCAGCCCTGCCAGGAAATACAAATCTCCACCAGTAATGCACCATTCCACTATTGTAAAAAAACAGCACTGGTACCGTAATAAATAATATTCATTACAGAACAGGATGTGGTAAGGAGTTAGGGTAAAACATCCCACACATATAATGTGTCAGTGCCTGAAACAGCCTGGCATCGTCCTCTGCTGGAGCGGGTAGCGGGAATCGAACCCGCATCATCAGCTTGGAAGGCTGAGGTAATAGCCATTATACGATACCCGCATATGGTGCCGACTACCGGAATCGAACTGGTGACCTACTGATTACAAGTCAGTTGCTCTACCTACTGAGCTAAGTCGGCAATGGTTCCTCAAGAAAAATAAAATGCCCCAGCAATACCCCCTCGGAACCGGGTGCGAATATTAACGAGATAAGATATTTTTTCAACAAAAATCAATGTCAATATTTGTAAATATACTCATATATTTTTATTATTTCAATAATTAATAAATAACAGAAAGCGTGTTTAAAGATTATTTTCTATTACAGTTACAGTTTGATTAAATCTCTCTTTTTCCAGTTCCACACCAATTGCCCGACGCCCCAGCGTCATTGCGGCTTTAATTGTGGAGCCTGACCCCATAAAGAAGTCGACAACCAAGTCTCCCGGACGACTGCTGGCGGTAATTATCTGACGTAACATATCCGCTGGTTTTTCACAGGGATGTTTGCCCGGATAATACTGCACAGGCTTGTACGTCCAGACATCGGTATAAGGAACAGCAGCCGATACGGAAAAATAACGCCGTAAAGATTTGTACTCTGCCAGCAGGCTGGCATATTGTCGGTTCAGTTCACTGTATGCGCTGACCAGCTGGTGATGTGGTTTTTCCAGTTCTCCGCGCTGATGCTTTTCTGCTGCTACACGTGCAAATAACACCTGCAGTTTTCTGTAATCACCCTCGTTCGGCAACTGCCACTGACTTGTACCAAACCAGTGTGACGCCATGTTTTTCTTTCCGGTCGCTTCCGCTATCTGTTTCGATGTTACCCCAAGTGAATCACGCGCATCACGAAAGTAAGAAATCAGCGGGGCCATGACGTGCTGTTTTAGCTCGCGTCCCTTTGCCGCATAGCCGTCATTTTTGGGCTGGTATGGCCCCTGATAATGTTCTGCAAACAGAATGCGTTCTGTTGCAGGGAAATACGCCCGCAGGCTTTCCTTGTTGCATCCGTTCCAGCGTCCGGACGGCTTCGCCCAGATAATGTGGTTCAG